GTTTTGATTCCTGCAAAAGATAAAATTTCATTTTTATCTTCAGCAGGAGATGAATAATAAGAAAAATCTTCAGAGGGTTCACAATCATTCGGAGCAGAAAAATTAAGAGAAGGAAAAAAAGAAAAAGATTTATATAAAGAGCTAAAATTGTACCGTTTAGAAGAGGGGGAGGATGTTACATCTAAGTCGGGCATCACGTCTGAATCTGATTGAGAAAAATATTTTTTAACATCATCAGCTGTGAAACCCGCCTTAGCATGTATCAAATTATTCTTATTATGAAAATGTTGTAAATCAGCCATAGCAACTATCCAAGCAGCAATCTCAGATGGAGTACCTGTTAAGGTAGTGAGATTGGGTAACTGCTTAGATACCAAATAGTCACCTAAATACTTAGGTAAACCTTCAACGAAAGTTTTAGAACCATGATAATCATAGTGTTTAACTGTCGCCTTGATTTTTCTAGAGCCATCCGGTTCAACAGAGGTGTCAAAAAAGAAGACAAGCGGTCTTCTATGTAGAGCACCTAGATCCGAAATAGCGTCTTTCGCTGTGGTTGATTGAATTTTCGAAAAAAGATTTGTGGTACAAAAAATATATTCCGATGTGAAAAACAAAGTATTTTTCTTTTCGGCTACTGCGCAATCAAGAGGTAATTTAATAGATGAAACAAAATTCATAACGGGGGCCCACTGAGAGACCCCGCCCTGACCAACATCATCTAAAACCATCACATCTTGATTAGAATAGTCGTCGTAAAAATCCTTACCTTGTTCTAAGGATTTCCAGACATGGGAATATACACTCTTCGAGGGGGTCGAAGAGTTATAATGATCTACAATTTTAGCCAAAACTGTTGACTTCAAGCAACCGGGAGGACCCTCAAGTACAATAAAAGCAGGTACTTGACGAGCTGGGTTGCTAAAAGCCTCTATATTTTTAAGAAGAGATTTAAAAGAAGTATATAAAGAAGAGAGATATTTATATTCAGGTCTTAAAATAGCAGACAAAAACTGTTCAGATGCGTGAAGCTTCTTACTAAGTTCTTCTGCCTCTTTGCGAAAATCGGGAGTGTGAATTATAGATTGGTCCTTATTAAACTTAGTTAAAAAAACAGACAAAGTAGATTCGAATTCATATATAACAGTAGAGAAAGAAATAGTATCGACTAATTTAGAGAAAGATAAGGCCAGTTGTGTGCCAGGAAAAGACTTATTAATTAAGGAAGAAAAAAAAGACAATATTTTACAGAGAAGAGATAAAATAATATCATAAGCCTTTACTATAGGAGAATGTCGGGATTCCGCACATTTATACAATTTTAATAAAAGAGAATGTATATCAGACGGAATACCAATAA